CCTGGGCTGCCGAGGCAGGCCTTCGGGACGCTCTCCTTGCGGAGCTCGGCTCAATCATGGCACGTGGGCCTCCTCCTGCGTCGGTAACTACTGTTGCCGAACGCGGTTGGAAGGTCCGTGTCGTCACGAAGAGCCCAGCCTCGCTTGTGGCCCTCGCACATCTCGCGCGGAGGGTAGGGTTCTCTTCCTTACGGAAGGATCCCCACATCTCCGCCGTTTTGCGCGGTGACCACATGGGAGCGGTCCGTCAGGCCTTCTCGGCGGCCGTCGAGGAACCCTGCGAGGTCCTATCGGCCGACCTCACCGCAGCGACCGACCATCTGGATCAGGGCTATGCCCTGTCCTTATGGTCCGGTTACTGCGATGGGGCCGACCTCCCAATCGCCCTCCGTAAGGTGGGTGAATGGGCCTTAGGACCTCAGAGGGTACGGTGGCCGAATGGTGAAGAAAAGGTGACTACGAAAGGGGCCCTCATGGGGCTCCCGCTCTCGTGGTTCATCCTCAACCTCGCCAATCGGCACGCCGCTTCCTCGGCCATCGACTCTGCCCGAGCGACACCCCATGGCCCTCTTGGCAGGCAACCCTACCGGGTATGCGGGGATGACCTTGTGGGCCTTTGGCACCCACTTGTTTCGAAGCTCTACGCTAGGCGCATCCGGGAGACCGGAATGCGACTGTCGTCGAATAAGAAACACGTGGAGTCTCAGAGATACGGGATCTTCACTGAGGAGATATTCTCCCTCAAGAAGGTTCCCTTACCACAAGGCCATCCCGCCAACCGAAGGGCGAAAGTCTCGTGGCGAACCTCCGTGGTGGACCCATCTAAGATGGGACCATACGCGAAGGCCGCTGTGAAGGCTCTCGCCCGCGAGAGGGACCTCGGACGCGCGCGCAGGATGAAGGAGTTCCTCCTTCATTCCGGCGTCCGCGCCGAGGGTCCTCTCCCGGTCGGCTTAGGGCCCGAGTCGGTTTACCGACTCGAAGCCCTGCCGCGTGCCCGATTCGGCAAGAGCATGGGCGATGGGCCTTTGGCATTCCCACTAAGGGGTGTCCTATCCAGGCCGGGTCGTGACCCGGATACCGGAGTGGATGTCCCTTGGTGGAGTGCCATCGGCCCAGCGCTTTCCGCTATTGCCGAGGGCCATCCTGACCATCGTCGGGCCCTCAGGTGGGCCGTGCGTAGGGCTCACCCAGGGTTAATACCCTGGGCGCTCTCGCGCGGCTTCTACCCTGAGGCTCCGCGATGGTTGGGTGGCTTCGGGTTGCCTGCCTCGAAGGGGGACGGAGAGGTCCGGCTCACTCAGGTTCTACCTAAGTGGGCCGCCCGCGGTGCCCGCAATGCTGCATTCGGGTCTGGTTTACCACCAGACCCGCAGCTTGCGGGGCCGTGGGGTCAGCTCAGTCCCGGACACTGGAGGGCTATGGCCGAAAGCCTAACGGCAACGGCAGAGCTCTCCAGGGCCCGGTTCTGGTCTGACGACCGGGGGCCGCAACCCGATGGGGTCATACAGGTACACCACGATGTAAACCGTGATGTCCTGCATGAACGGCTCCTCGAAGTGCAATGCTGGGATCTGACCCTTATGATGGGGACAGAACCTAGCACACGCTTCGAGGTGCCTCCTCGCCGGATTGCGACCTCGATCAGGAAACGGCTCTCGGCTTGGGCGAAGAAGCGCTCGCTACCTGTGTCAAAGTCGATGACTCTGGCCAAGGTGCGGGCTCAACTTCACCCAACCGGGATCCGCTTCCTGATCCTCCGTCCTGCTCCCGGGGTCGGGGCAGGAGACCTAGCATCGGCAGCGCCTGTACGGGTGCTGCCGACACG